ATGTCTGGACTTCCTCAAGGAGAAAATACTGCTATGGCAGAACAAATTCAACAAGGTGGAGGGGTAAAAACTACCGCCTCTGCTGCTAACCCAGCACCAAGAATGCCTAGAGGCGAAGGTCTTGCTGGTCTTCTTGGCGCCCTAGAACCACTTGATTCAGAGCCAGCAGAGTTTAGACCCATCTCAGATGGAGTTGACTTTGGCGGAGGCCGCGGTAGCGAGGCTCTTCCTGGAAGTATCCGTAATCCAATGCAACAAAATCAGAATTTAGAAATTGTTAAAAGATATTTACCAGACATTATCAACGCCACTAGACTTCCTGGAGTTCCAGACTCATACAGAAGATTTGCTAATTTTCTTAAGGAGCAAATACTTTAATGACTTGGATGGAAAATAGTTTTTATGACCATCTTGATAAGTTCGCAAATTCATTAGGTTTTGAGAACTATGAGATAGCCATACCTTTAGCAATGATTCCTTGGAGAACCCCAGGCGAACGTGATGCTTTCATTATGACTATTACTGGTGAAGAAGTAAAAGGCGGAGGTCCTTCAACGTTTACAGTCGGAGAGGTGAAGTAATGTCATTATGGTCAAACTTCACTGATTTTCTCAAAGGCGTTGGCGGGGCATTTTCTAGTTTACCTAAAGGTCTTATAGGAACCGTAGCCCAATCTGGTGCACAAATCGGTGCTACACAGATGAGCAAAACGGACCCAATTGCTGCTGCTATTGCAGGTGTTGGCGCAGCCACTAAAACACAAAAGTCTTTAGAGAAGGCTGGTATAACAACAAACGATAAAGGAACAGTCAAGATTATTGACCCTGTTCTTAAAGTTGCTGCTAAGGCTGACGAATATGTTTTCTCTCCACTAATTAAGCGCCCTTTAGGCACTGGATTTCTTATTACTGACCCTGATAGCCCTTTATATAAATCAGATAAATTCGGTAAAGGATTTCAGTTCTCAGACGTAGCAGAGGCTTATAACCGTACTGGTAATGTTTTTGAAACTATAGCAGGAGAAGATTACCTTGTACGCCCAGGAGTTACTCTTGGACAAGCATTTCCTAAGTCTTGGATTGCGGGTTTAACCCCAATAGGTCAGATTGAGCGCTGGGCGCTTTCTGATATTGGTGGTATTGACTTAGAAGAAGTAGACCTTTGGGATGACCAAAATATACAAAAAAACTTTGTTGATAATCCAGTAGGTAGATTTATCTCTGGTACAAATGATTTTATTATTGGCGAGGCTGCAATCAACCTAGCCTTTGGTGGCGCTGGAGCGTTAACTAAAGCACTAACTCGCGCTGTTGGTTTAAATACAAAATTCCGTGCTTCTGATTTTGATGCTACTGTTGATTTTAAAAATAAAGTTGATGACCACCTACGTTACCGTGCTACTAATGGAACAGAAGGAACTTTCTATAATGTTGGTGAAGACGTTGAAAAAATGGCACAATCAACAAATTTTATTGAAGTATATAACATTGCTAAAAAGTATACATTTAATAAACAAGCAATAGATGAGATTACTAAAACCACAGACCCTTCACTTGTCCTTGATTACATTCTTATGGATAAAGGCAACTTTGGTGCATATCAAAGACTTGTAGAAAGTGGTAATGCTGACGCAGCCTGGAGTATTTCAAAGGCTGGCGATGAAGTTCTTAATGATTACATTACCAATGGTAAAGTCAGAGAATATACGCCTGAGCAACGCGCTCGTTGGATGCAGGCTCACGATGATGCTATTAGAAAAGACCCACAACTTCAGCGTATTTTTGACACATTCTTTGAAGCAACATACGATGATGCTGGCAAGATGGTCAATGCTAATCCAAAGTTTTTATCTACTAACTATAAGCCTATGGAGCCTGTTATTGGTAGAGAGTTTTTAGGAACTATTCGCTCTAAGGCTGACCAGGCTAAAGCCAATATAATCCAGCGCGATTTTTCTAATGCTGGTGGTATTGCTAAAACAGTCCTTTCTTCTAAAGTAGGCGGACCAGTAACTGTCCTTATGAGAACAGTCGGAACCTATATGCCTAATGGATTCGTAAGCCATTCTACGCTTCGTCCAATGCAAGGTGTCCAAGAACTTATATCAGTATTCGATGATGTCCCGCTTTTTACAAAAGGCAATAAAGTAATTACTACTCGTGGTGGCGATAGAATGACTGTTAGCCAATACCGCGATGCCATACTAAAGGATTATGTAGGTCTTAAGTCAGATGGAGATAAGGCTAACTTCGTAGATAGACTTAATGAAGATTTAACCTATACAATTGCTTATTCACGTGGATTCTTTGACGACCAATTAATTGACAGTTTTGTTCAATCACTCAAGGGTGACATCTATGGTGTTCACGGTCAGTTAACCAATTACGGATATGCAATGACTCCAAATGGAGTTCGTGTATCTACTGACGCTAAGACATTACAGATGTTGGCTAACTCAACACCTATGCTTCCTTTTGGAAAACTTGACTCTATGATTCGTAGAGCACAACGTGGTGGGGCTGTTGGTGGTGCAGTTAACGTTGCTGACTTTACTCGTTCTGGCGTCCAACAGATATTTGAACTTGGCAACAAAGCATTTTCTTTTGCTCAATTGTATCGATTCTCATATGTTCCAAAGAACTCTATATTTGAGCCTATGCTTGCAGGCTTCCTAGCAGAGGGCACAGGTTTTGCAGCACAGGCTGCCGCAAGTCTTACAGGAAGAACAGTGAATACATTCACTAACTTCCTTGGCAAGAACTATGTTAAGGCTAAATCAGCCCTACCTGGAAATGCTATCAATGCTGTAACTAAAGAACTTAAAGACCTTAACAAGCAATTATCTGAGGCTATTGCTTACCGAGACCAACGTTATGCTGAGTATCATAAATACTTTGTAAATAAAGATGGTGTATCGCCTGCTACAAAGGGCGAGTATGCCGATGAAATTATAGAAGAATTACGTGGTGCAGAAAATATTATTGCCAAGATTGAGTCTGACCTCAATGTTTATACTATTGAAACTTTTAGTAAGAACGTCAAAGACCTGTTAGAAGTTCCTTCTATCTATACTCTTCGTTCTAGAATTGAGACTTTAAAGAAGGCTGGAGCAGTTAGATACGGCAGCGAAATCCGCACTGCTGAAATTGCTTTAGGTAAGGCTGTATCCGAAATGAATAGTCTTGCCCCTGACCTTATTAAGATTGATAAAACTATCGAGACAGCCTATAAAAACATTGGCAGCCTTCTTGATGAAATCAAACCTCAACTAAAAAAGGAAGCAGAACTATTTTCTGTAGCCGAAAATAAATATACTAAAAAACCTAAGCCTCCTAAAACAAAAAGATTCTTAACAGCGGATAATCAAGTTATAGAGTTCCCTGCATTCGGAGACCGCAACTTCTTTGGAGAGGGATATTACTCAGAAATATCTAACACCTCTGATAGAACTGTTGAAATCTTAGGTAATAAGTTCGCTGTTGGTAGATTAAAGAATTTGGTTCGCAATAATCCATCAAAGATTACAAAACCAACAGACCCAGACTTTTTCGGAGAACTAGAGTTTGTTGTCAACTACCGACTAAGAGGCGATGTTCTCGCTGACAAAGTTCTTGCTGGCGCCGATAGGGCAACTTTATTAGCCTGGGGCAAAACAGCAGAAGGTCGTTCATATGCGATTGCTATGAACAAAGAGCCAGATGATATTGTAGATATTATTGATGACAGTATTAGATATGTTAACTCTTTACTTCCAACTATGGAATCCAAGGCTTTAGCCCTTAAAGGTCCAGTAAATCAGTTTGAACTACAAAAAGTCCTTGCCGATAAAGTTGACCAGTTAACACCGATTCAACCATTAGATGTTGAATACACTTCACCTGGAGCAATAGCATCTTTTAATCAGGGTATTGATGCAGTTCTTGCTCGCCCGTGGCGCTACCTATTAAAGCCTGAAAACATTATTCGTCAAGTATATGGAGACGTTGCTCACGCAAAAATTGTCACAGAAAAGGCTAGAGCGCTTGAGGCTGCTGGTCAAAAGGTAACTCTCGAGACACTACTTGCCCTACGTCAATCATCTGCTATTGAAATTGTTGATAACCTTAAAAAAGTTTTCTATACAATCCCTCGCCAACATAGAGCGTTGTATCTATCTCGCTTAGCAATAGTGTTCCCCAATGCAGCATTCAGCGGTTTTTATCGCTATACAGGCTTTGCTGCTCGTCAACCCCGTCGCGTAGCAGGATTCCTTAATGCTTACTACAGCCTTTACAACACATTCGGAGTTGACCAATATGGTAACCCTGTCGAGAATCCAGAAGATGCCGAGTATTTATTAGTTCCTGGTAGCAAAGAATTAGGCTTTAATGAGGGTAAAGGAATCATCCTCTCTAATAGAGCAACCAACTTTCTTGCTAACTTGCCTGGCCCTAACTGGTTTATTCCAGTTCCTATTGCTCAAGTTTATGCAGATAAGCCTAATGCTGAAAAAACTATTAAGAAAATGGTTGATAAATACCTTGGTGGTATTCCAGGTTTCTCATATGATGAATTATTCCCGTATGGTATTCAACCGACTCAAGACCAAATAAAGTCATCTTTTACACCTTCTTGGTTACGAGATGCTTACACAGCATTTAGCGCTGATGAAGAGAATATTCGTTGGAGAGAAGCCTTGGAGAATGAGGCTCAACGCCTTAACATTATGGCTGGTATGAATCTTCGTAAGCCACCTACTTACAAAGAAATTGTAGAAGGAGCAAAGAGTCTTTACTATCGTAGGGCTTTTAATAAATTCTTTTCAATTTTTGGTACTTCTCAGGTTTTAGGACAGTACGGCACTGGTTTATTTGAAGACTATTACCAGATGCTTATGGAAATTAACACTGCTAAAGCAGAGGCTATTCAAGACCCAGTAGAGCGTAATAAAGCCCTTGCTCGTGTATATGATGAAACAGAGAAACAATTTCAGGCTCAGGTAAGAGTTTCTGACAAAGTTGCATTCCCAATGGACCGTCTTTTTGTTGATGTCCGTGACAAGGCTGCATACTTCCCATCAAGTATTGATGCTTATGAAAGAATCTACGAAAATTATTCTGGTTTAGCAAAGTACCTTGAAGATAAAGTTGCTCCAGAAACCGTAGGATTACTTGCTGCTGACTTACCTTATGATTATAGTGGTCAAATTGCTAAGTTCTTAAACGACCCTAATGCAACACTACCTGGTGGAACTAAACTTAATTCACAAATTAAGACTAGGAATCAGGTAGAAAATGAACTAGAACTATCTAGATTTTGGGGAGCCTATACGGCTAAAATTAAAGAACTCAATGAGGCAGCCCGAAAGGCTGGATATGCTTCATATGCTAGCATTGAAGGTTTAAGAATAATTAAAGATGATTTTGTTAATAATACTCTAGGCAAAGCAAGCCCATTATGGCTTAATGAATATAAGAAAAACGCTAATAATGGTGACAAAGCCTATACTTGGGCTAAAGCAATTAAAGTTATTACCCGAGACAAAAAAGAAGGCGTACCAAATAAGTTTATGAAAGAGTTTGGCGACAGCCAGTTTTGGGTACACGCCAAGGCTTTTAGTGACTTAAGAGATATGTATACTAAAGCATATAAAGATATGCCATCTGGAAATAAAAACGTCATCCAGAAACTATGGCTTAATCGTATAGAGGGAACCTTAGACCTTTGGGACCCAACACTACAAAAAATTATTACGCGATACTTTTTGAATGATGACCTGGAGGCTATAGAATAATGACTCGCTACCGCGATAATACAACAGCAGCAAATCCGCCAGTAGATTCTGGGTCGGACGCTGCAGCCATTAATGCTGCAATTGCTGCTGCTGGCAAGAAAAAGAAAACCATCAATTATATCTGGATGCCAGATAAAGATGGTAACTTAGTCAAGAAAGATTCTGCTTTCATAAAAAAATCTTTTGGTAGTCTCTCGCAGGCAGCCCAAAGAGCACTTGCTGAATACGTACTTGCGGTTCAACAACGTCAACCTACCGACGCTGCACGTAAAACTGTATGGAACACATTAGTTGATGCAGCCGTTGCTTCTTTTAAAGAAGGCAAAAAGCAAACCCCTTGGGATATTTTAGACCTTCAAGTTAAGAGAGCCCCTGCAATTGGTGGACCAACTATCTCTTACACGGCTTATGACAAAATTTCTTCAGATGCAATCCTAAGTCAGGCTGCAAAACAAATAGGATTTTCACAAGGTCCATTTGCTCAATTCGGGGAACAAGACCTTGCTGACTTTTATGATAAGTTGGTTGAAGCCGCTAAAGCAGGCGGTAAGATAAAGCAAACAATTGTTAAACCAGACGGAACAACTGAAATAGTTGAGACTCCTGGTGGTTTTGATGCTAATGCTTTTGCTAAAAACTACTTATGGGCCAAGGTTAATATTGGTGACCCAAAGACTTTGCCTACCTCAGTTATCAATCAGATTGATTCTTTAAGGTCAATAGCAAAGGCTAATGGTTTAGGTTATCTAAGCGATAAAGAACTTGCTAACTATGCAGTTCAACTAAGCAGAGGCGAAGTTGATTTAACCAGCCTACAAAAAGACTTTAATGCTAAGGCTGCTGAACTTTATCCACTATTTGGTGACCGCCTAAGAGCAAATCCTAGCCTTACGGTTTTAGATTTAGTTCAACCTTATATAAGCCGAATGGCTAAGTGGTGGGATATTGACCCATCAACAATTGATTTAGATAACCCAGATTTGGATAAGTTTATTCGTCCAGATGGAACAGCAGGTAAGGCCCAAATGGGAAGCCTTGCTGACTGGGATAATTATCTTAAGTTGCACCCCAAGGCTGATGGAGCAACTTGGGCCATAGAAGGAGCACGCGATTTAGCAACAGGCTTTGCCCGCGTTGCAGGATTCGGAGTATAAATGGTTGACTCAGCAGCAGAGGCAAGGCTAAGAGCAGAAGCCAGAGCCAAATCAAAAATTACCGCAAACGCTGACCCTTTAGCAGCCTTACAAAAAAGCGTTGCAGAATCTAAAACACAAGTTGAAAAAAAGAATATAGAGATTCCAACTATTGCTTTAGAACAAGCAGTTAATACTGGCGATACAGATGCTATTCGCGCAGCGGCAACTGAACTTGGTAAAGCGCAAGGGCTTAGTGGTAGCGCACTTAGAACTTTTTCATACAAAGCCACACAAGATGCTGCTAAGGGCAACAAACCAACACCGCCTCCTGCGGATGCTAACTTTACTTATGACTATGTATGGAGGCAAGATGTAGGCGGCCCTGGGGGCAATTGGGCTTTAATAAAAACTCCTATTATAGGAGCAGGCGCAAGCGTAACAGGTACTGATACAGGCACAGGAACAGGCACTGGAACAGGAACGGGAACGGGAACGGGCACTGGAACAGGAACGGGCACGGGCATTGGACTAGGTACTGAATTAGGAACAGGTACTGCGACTGCTACCCGTTCTCTAGGTAGAGACCAATTCAAAAACAGTCTAGCCCTATTCTTCGGCGCTGCTGAAGCAGCCAAACCTTGGGTAGATGCACTCTATGATGTGGTATCAAAGTTTTACAGAACTGGTTCTGATGTAAACGAATCATTTAATCTAGCACTCCAAGATGCCCGTAATAATCCTGCCTTAAAACCATTTACTGATAGATTCAAGGGTATATACGCCCTTCAAGATTTAAAACTTACAGGTAAACCAGTCCTTGTTCCAACCATTGCTGAGTATGTTGTATCTCAGGCCAAGATGGCGGATATTCTTACTCAGGCTAATCTAGGAAGTATCGCAACTGATGAATTTACAACTGAACTTATTAGTAAAGGCAACTCAGTTACTACTATTGCTGACAAGATAGCCAAGGTATATCAACGTATTGATATGGCTCCTAAAGCCATTAAAGATACTTTAGGTCGTTACTTCCCAACTGTCGATAGACCTACTCTTGCTAGAACTCTTCTTCTTGGACAAAAAGGAGTCGACCAACTTGTTGATGAACTTGAGCAATATGAAGTTCTCGCCGCTGCTGAAGGCCAAGGACTTGGAGCAATCAATAGAATTGGTGGATTGGACCTAGGCCGAGCACAGGAATATGCTCGCAGTGGTCAAACCTTTGCCTCTATAACGCCTAAATTTAGTCAGATTGCTAGAGCACTTCCTACCACAACTAAACTTTCTGAAATATCTAAAGTTCAAGACATTGGTCAAGTAGGTTTAGAGAAGGCTCTTATTAGTCAATCTGCAAAAGAACTTGAACAATTAGAACTATTAGGCGAACAAGAAATAGCACGATATAGCGCTAGAGCAGGTAGAGCAGAACTACCACTTGCATCACAGCGCAGAGCAAATCGCGCTTTCTAAATAGAATCCTGAGCGGACCTATCGGCCCCGCCAGTGTAACAGACCGATAGCAAGAGCCAACCCACAGTCCCCGCGTGGTAATTGAGGCTTGCGACTAACAACGAATAGAAGGGTGGTTGCTATGAGCAACAACTACTGGGAAGACGAAGAAGACGAACTAGATACCAATGATGGTCTAGATGGCAATGACTTAGTTAAGAAACTACGCAAAGCCAAAAGGTCAGATGAAAAACGTATCAAGGAACTTTCTGAACAACTTGAGGGATTCCTCAAAGATAAGAAAGAATCAACCGTCCGTCAGGTCCTAGAAAAGAAGGGCGTAAACCTAAAGGCTGCACGTTTAATTATGAAAGACTTGGAAGAAATTAACGAAGAGACAGTTACTAATTGGCTTGGAGATAATGCCGACCTATTTGGAATTAAAATGTCAGATGCCCCCGAAATAGACAAGAACAACCTTGCTGCATTACGCAATCAAGATGTTCTTACTCAGGGAGCGGTTACTCCCGACAAAACGCAAGATGTTGAATCGCGCTTAGATAGCGCATCCTCTGCCGAGGAGATTCTAAGTCTCTTGCGTTCACAACAATAATCCGTTCATAGTCAAGGAGACTAAAACTAATGTCACAATACACATCAACCGCGAGCACGTCTCTCGGTGGAACTGCTGGTGGCGCAGGTCTCGTACAGAAGGCGTATGACCGTCTTCTCGAGTTCGCTCTCCGTTCAGAACCACTACTTCGTTCTGTCGCAGATAAGCGTCCTGCCCGTCAAGCAATCCCAGGTTCAACTGTAGTGCTACAGCGCTATGTTGACTTGGATGCAAAAACATCAACACTAACAGAGACAACTGACCCAGATGCAGTTGCTCTAACAACCCCAACATCAGTAACCATTACTCTTAACGAGTACGGTAATGCTGTCCTAGTAACCCGTGCTCTTGAGTTATTCTCACTAGCAGACGTAGACCCAGCAATTGCAAACATCATTGCATACAACCTTGCTGATTCTATTGACCAGGTTGTTGGAACAACTCTAACTGGTGGAACTAACGTAATCTACAGCGGAAGCACCGCTACAAGCACTGCCACAATCTCTGCTGCTGCAACAATTGATTCAGCAGACATCCGTAAGGCTGTTGCTAAACTACGCGCTAATAAGGCCAAGGCTCGCCGTGGCTCTTACTACTGGTGCGGTATCCACCCAGAAGTTTCCCACGATTTGCGTGCAGAGTCTGGAAACCTAGGCTGGAACTTTGCTCACATCAACTCTGACCCAGCCGTTAATAACGTATGGGCTGGAGAAATTGGCGACTACGAAGGAGCATTCTTTGTTGAGTCTTCTCGTTTGCCTAACTCTAAGTCTGGTGCAGACCAGACTGCTCTAACTACTGCAGCAGCAGTAAGCGGAGTATCTGGAGCATTCACAATCGTAGCCGCTAATGGCGCCTTCGGTGGTCGTGCTGAGGTTGGAGATAAAATCTCTGGTACTAACGTAGGAACTGGTGCTAAGATTACAGCAATTTCTGTAGGTGCAACTAATACTACATTCACTGTAGATGTTGCTAACTCAGGTACTGTTGGAACTAATACTCTAACTGTAACTCCAGTAACACGTGTATTTGATACTGTCCTTTGCGGACAGCAAGCACTTGCTGAGGCTGTTGCAGAAGAGCCACACATTGTTATCGGAAACGTAACCGATAAGTTGATGCGCTTCCGCCCAATGGGTTGGTACGGCGTACTCGGCTTTGCACGTTATCGTGAAGAAGCACTGTATCGTATTGAATCAGGCTCCTCAATCGCTGCTCTCTAGTTGATTGACTCTGAGGGGTAGGCCTAGAAATCTACCCCTTCGGGGTGAGTTCATTAGGAGGACTTATGACTGAATATATTTTTACAACCCCTGTGGTTGAAGAAGGCCCAGCAGGTCAAGCCCGCCTATTCTACTTTTATAAACTTGACAGGGGTATTACAATAGTACTAAAGCCTACGGGTGGGTACGCACAGATTCGCTACCCAGTTGATGGTGACTTGTCAGCATATCCTGCAGTATATGCAGGTGGCTATAATCACACAGTAGATGATGCTACTAAAGCAGCACTAATTGCTGGCGGTGTAGGTGTCACAGAGGATAACTTTACAGCGATATGAAACATTGGGAACATCACCCTGAGCCAGTAGAAGGATGCTTTGGCTGTAAGGGTTTGAGTATACAGATGAACGCTGGAGATGCGGATAGTCGTAGAACTATTCCAAATAAAAAGTTCAATAAAGAATTGGATGCCTACAAAGAGGCTAGAGCCCAAGGCATTCAGCCTGCTGGAACTTCTATGAAGAAGATTCAGGAGGCAGTAAAGGCTAGTGACATACTGGGTAAACCTTATGACTCTAGCAAAATGGCACCAACAAAACATATAAACAAACAATCAGCAGCGGTAATGAAAGAACTAGGAGCATAATATGCCAATGGTAAATGGAAAAGAATTTTCATACGGTAAAAAAGGTATGGCTATGGCAAAGAAAGAAGCCAAGAAGTCAGGTAAGAAAATGGTTATGAAGGCTGGAGCCAAGAAGATGGCTATGAAGAAGATGGGCAAAAAGAAGTAATGAAAGCAAAAAAAGGAATGGGTTTCAAGGCAGCACAGAAATCAATAGCCAAGAAGCAAGGTGTGTCGATGGAGAGTGCTGGTGCAATCCTCGCATCTGGAGCCCGCAAAGCCTCACCAGCAGCCAAGAAGAAAAACCCCAACCTGAAGAAGGTTAAAGGCGTTATGAAGAAGGGTAAGAAGTAATTATGAATACAGGCAAACCTAGAAAAGCAGGCGGAATAGATAACCCTAACGCTAAGTCTCACGTCGCTGACCTTTATAGAAACACGAGGTCAATCAAATATAAACCAAATACTAAACTTGGTGGACGTCAGATGGACCCTACAAAAGTTAAAGGTTTTAAATATGGAGAGGGAACAGAGTAATGCCAACAAGAATAGGTAATTTATCTAACGCAAAACTTCCTAAATCAGAAATCCTTGAAGAAGATGATTTAAATCGTTTTATTCTTTCGGGCGCAAACGCTAAAGTTGCCGCAGAGTTGAAAAGACGAGGTGTCAAAGTTACGTCACTTCCATCTAAAAAATCTCTACGCACTAAAATGGTAGAATAAGGTAACCAACAATGTCGTCAGGACAATTGAAACCGCACTACGGTTTTAACTCTGTACAAATCAGAGATGGATATGTAGTGCGGTTAAACAAAAATGGAACAGTAAGAGCAGTACTAGGAAAGTATGGGGAATATGGCAAACAAGGCAGACCCAAGGCTTAAGAGGGCTGGCGTATCTGGTTTTAATAAACCTAAGCGCACCCCTGGACATCCAAAGAAGTCACACATTGTAGTGGCTAAGCAAGGTAGCCAAGTTAAGACTATTCGTTTCGGCGAACAAGGTGCTGAAACTGCAGGCAAACCTAAGGCTGGAGAGTCTGAAAGAATGAAGAACAAGCGTGCATCTTTCAAAGCACGCCATAGTAAGAACATTGCCAAAGGTAAACTAAGTGCTGCCTATTGGGCAGATAAGGTGAAATGGTGAAGAAGAAGGCAAAGCCTAAGACTAAATCTAAAGTCAATGAGGCTGGCAACTACACTAAGCCTGGTATGCGTAAAGCACTATTTAATAAAATTAAAGCAGGCTCTAAGGGTGGAGACCCAGGAGAATGGTCTGCTCGTAAAGCACAGTTGCTTGCTGTGCAATACAAGAAGGCAGGCGGAGGATACAAATAGTGGCACTGGCTAAATCACAGAAGTCTTTAAAGAGTTGGACTAAGCAGAAGTGGAAAACTTCTGATGGCAAACCTTCTAAAGGTAAGAAGAGATATCTACCTGAAGCAGCGTGGGCTAATCTAACTCCTGCTGAGAAGGCTGCTACTAATAGAGCAAAAGCCCAAGGTAATAAAAAGGGCAAACAATTTGTTAAACAACCAAAATCGATAGCAAAGAAAACGGCTGGGTATAGATAATGGCAACAGGTGTAGCAGGTAGTTCATTCACAAGCGAACTTAATCGCTTAGCAAATAGTGGGACATATCCAGCATTGAGTTCATATCTGACTGCTACTGCTGCTGCTAATGGGTACGCAGGGACAACAGGTGCAACACTCATTGGAGCACTTAATCTAGAGGCAGACGGTACCCGTCAACCTAATGACTTCAAGGCTTTGGGCGGTATATGTAATGAACTTGCTGGAACTACTAATCTTTCACCTATGGAAGCCTTAAGGAGTATTGACGTATGACAACACTTGCAGAAATGATTGATGAAGTTCTTATCAATCTTTCAGGCTATACCTATCAACAAGACAGAAGCACATACCTTACCACTGCAGTCACAACATTAACTTCTCCTAGTTCTTCGCCAACAATCTTGAGCCTCGGCTCCACCGATTCAGTAGGTAAAGGTGTCCTAGAGGTAGGCGAAGAGTTGATGTGGGTTGACTCATTTGACCGTATTGCTAACACAGCAACTGTTGCGCCCTATGGGCGTGGCTATCTAGGTACTACTGCCTCAACCGCTGCCGTAGATACCAAGGTAACAATCTCTCCTATATTTCCTAGGTATGTAATCAAGAAGGCTATCAACGATACTATCCGAGCAGTCGGAACTCAATTGATGGTTGTAAAGCAAACTACTTTTACCTTTAACGCAGCCCAGAATACTTATGACTTAAGTAACCTTAATATTGAATCTATCCTTACTGTTATGTGGCAAGACATTGGGCCATCTCAGGAATGGATTAGAGTCAATCGCTATGACTTTGACCCACTAGCCGAAACCCAGACTTGGGGTGAGGGCAGTCAAACAATTAGCATCTATGATTATATTACCTCTGGCCGTACAGTAAAAATTATGTACGTTACCCAACCTACAGCATTCACATCTAACAGCCAGACTTTTACAACTCAGACAGGATATCCCGAATCAGCAAGAGACGTAATAATTTTAGGTGCAGCGTATAGACTACTTGCTTATCTTGACCCAGCACGTGCGTCTCAGATTAGCCCACAGGCTGATGAGATTGACGCCAAGCGTCCGTTCGGTTCATCTAATAATGCTACTCGTCAACTCTTTGCTCTCTATCAGCAGAGACTAAGAGAAGAAATTTCTTCTTTCCAAGGTCAGTACCCTCCCCGCATTCGTTTTAACCGATAGGAACATAAATGCCAACACGTCAATACTCGTCTCGTAGCCAACAGTCAACACTGACCAGTGCTATAACCGCAGGTGCTGCTACTATGACAGTAGTATCAGGCACAGCCTTACTGGGTGGTCAGAGCATTCCATCAGGTAGAACTTTTACTTTAGTCATAGATGTAGATACTGCTCTTGAAGAAATTGTAGATGCTACGGCGGTATCTACCAATACATTTACAATCACTCGAGCCATTGATGGCTCTTCTGCACAGTCACACTCAGCAGGTGCAGTAGTAAGACATATGGCTATCGGTAGAGATTACCGTGATGCCAACCTACATACCCAGGCTTCTGCCTCTTACAATGATGGCGCAGGTAATGCCCAGTCAATGCACGGCATTGCATCTGGTGAAGGTGATGTAGTAGGTACAGCCAAGACACAGACTCTTACTAATAAGACTCTTACCAGCCCGACAATTTCTAACCCTACAATTACTGGAACATCTGGTGTTGAAACCAGCATTGTCTTTGAAGGCTCTACAGCAGATGCTTATGAGACTACCCTGACTGTAGTTGACCCTACTCAGGATAATACAATCACCCTACCTAATACCACAGGTACGGTAGTCATTGCTGATGCTACCCAGACCCTGACCAATAAGACCCTGACCAGCCCTACCATCTCTGGTAGCCCTGTTATTACTGGTCTATCTAGCGCAGGTATGGTTTCATCCTCTGCTACCCCTAAGGATTATGTAGATAGCATTCTAGGCTCAGCAACGGCTGCAGCCACTTCAGCAGCATCGGCTGCTACAAGTGCTGCTTCTGCTGCTACCAGTGCTACAAGTGCCTCTAATAGCGCCACAGCCTCGGCAACGAGTGCCTCAGCGGCAGCCACAAGTGCTACTAGCGCAGCCACTTCGGCTACTTCTGCAGCGGCTTCTGCCACAGCAGCGGCTACTAGTGCTACTAGTGCTGCAGCCAGTGAGTCAGCAGTCGCAGCCTCCGCTGCTGCTGCCGCAACTTCTGCTGCTTCGGCTAGCACCTCGGCATCTTCTGCTTTAACCTCGGCAAACTCAGCCAGTACTTCGGCTTCCTCGGCTTTAACTTCGGCTAATAGCGCTGCAACATCTGCCTCTACTATGGCAGCCAGCGTTGCTGCTGCTGCTACCTCTGCAGCCAGTGCTGCTACTAGCGCAACTGCTGCTGCATCTAGTGCTACTGCTGCTGCAACGTCAGCATCATCTGCTAGCACATCAGCCTCATCGGCTTTGACTTCTGCTAACTCTGCTAACGCTGATGCTATTACTGCTGCTGCTTCTGTAGCCTCTATCGCAGGATATGCAACTGATGCTGCTAACTCAGCATCTGCTGCTGCTACATCAGCCACATCTGCTGCAGCATCTGCTACGGCTGCAGCAACATCTGCAACCAGCGCAGCAACTA